AAACATGGGCCTAGAGCCGAGGCTGGTGGGGTAGTGTGGCAAAAACAGACGGAGGGGTAGGTGGTGTCTGAGAACGGGAACGGCGCAAACGGCAAATATACAGCCCAGCAGTACATTGACGCCATGCCGGGAACAGGCGGTATCATCAGCGCCATCGCTCGGAAGGTGGGCTGTGCATGGCATACCGTTGCCCGTGCCATCGAGAAATACCCGACTGTTGCCAAGGCTAGAGACGCCGCCCGTTCAGAAGTCACCGACAAGGCACAGGCCAATCTTGTCCAGGCTATCAGCGCCGGAGATCTGGCAATCTCGAAGTGGTGGGTTCAGGTGATGGACCCGGAGTTTGTGCCCAAGCAGGCGGTGGATGTCAACGTGAGCGGCAATCTAACCGTGGTCAACTGGGACAATGACACAGATCCAGATTAACGCATCTCCACACGCCAGCCAGGGCGAGATCCACCAGCATCCTGCACGGCATAAAGTCGTGGATGCGGGCCGGCGTTGGGGCAAGACCCGCCTCGCCGTCATGGAGTGCTTTGACGTGGCAGCACAGGGCGGCCGGGCCTGGTGGGTGGCGCCCAGTTACAAGATGAGTGAGGTCGGCTGGCGGCCCATGCGTCGCATCGCTGGCCAGATCGGGGCAGAGGTGCGGCTAGGTGACAGACTGGTCAATTTGCCCAACGGGGGTAGCATCGCCGTGAGGTCTGCTGACAACCCGGACAGCCTGCGCGGTGAGGGGCTGGATTTCGTCGTGCTGGATGAGTGCGCGTTCATGCAAGAGCAGGCATGGACCGAGGCGCTGAGGCCGGCACTGTCAGATCGCAAGGGCCGGTCGATGTTTATCGGGACTCCAAAAGGCCGCAACTGGTTCTGGCGTTTGTGGACCAAGGGCCAGGACAAGAGTGACGGTGACTGGCAATCCTGGCAATTCCCGACCAGCGACAATCCGTTCATTGACCCTGACGAAATCGAAGAAGCCCGCCACGACCTGCCCGAGCGCATATTCGCCCAGGAATATATGGCAGCTTTCCTTGAGGATGGCGGCGGCGTATTCCGCAATGTCATGGCCTGCGCCACGGCCACCCAACAGGACGAACCCATAGACGGCCATGAATACGTGTTCGGCGTGGACTGGGGCAAGCTGAGTGACTTCACCGTCATCAGCGTGATTGACCTCCAGGAGCGGGCGCTGGTCCATTACGACCGATTCAACCAGATTGACTACACTGTCCAGGTCGGGCGGTTGCAGGCGCTGTACGAGCGGTTCAGGCCGCACGCCATCATCGCCGAGCGCAACAGCATGGGCGAGCCTCTCATCGAGCAGCTGGTGAGGATGGATATGCCGGTGCAGCCCTTCACCACCACCAACGCGACGAAGGCTGACATCATTGACGCGTTGACGCTGGCCTTCGAGCGGAAGGAGCTGGCCATCCTGCCAGACCAGACGCTGATTAACGAGTTGCAGGCATACGAAATGGAGCGGCTGCCCTCTGGGACACTGCGATACTCTGCGCCGGCAGGGATGCACGACGATATGGTCATGTCTCTGGCGCTGGCCTATTACGGGATATCGGGGGCCGCGTGGCTGATATACTAGACAAGAAAACGATACTCTACGATGGCGCGAAGGCGATGCGCATCAGCGACCTGCCTGACAGCGCGTGGACTCAACATGCAAAGGCCGGCAGCGAGGAAGAGGCCGAGGCGCAGGCGTATTACAAGGCGGTGCCCTGGCTGTTTCGGGGCGTCAACCTCCTGGCCGACGCCGTAGCCGACATGCCATTTGCGCTGTACCAGGGCGAGAACGAATACGACAGCAGCGAGGCGTGGGAGAACAAGGTAGGATTCTTGCCCAACCCGCAAGACCTTCTTTGGATGACAGAGGCGGCCATCGAGATCCTGGGCACGGCCTATCTGTTGAAACTGCGCAACCGGGTAAAGATTCTGTCCTTGCGCTACCTGATGCCCACCACCATCACGCCGCAGATCAAAGACCCTGATGGCCTGGTAGGGTTCAAGCGACAACTTGCAACACGCACTGTCAACATTAAGGCTGAGGATCTGCTTTACTTTTGGTTGCGTGACCCGTTTGTGGAGCTAGGCGAGCCCAAGAACACGCCGGCCACGGCAGCACTGGCAGCAGCCGGTGTCCTGCTGAACCTGGACAGATTCATTGCCGCATTTTTCAAGCGAGGCGCCATCAAGGCCACGCTGTTGACAGTCGAGGGCAGCCCGCCTGATTCTGAGAAGGACAAGCTCAAGAGCTGGTGGAATCGGGTATTCACCGGCATCAGCAGCGCATTCAACACAGAGGTCATCAGCGCCAATGTCGAGCCCGTCACCGTGGGCGAGGGTGTCAAGGAATTGTCCAACGTCGATCTGACCAAGGACAAACGCGAGGACATTGCAACCGCATTGGGTATTCCTATGACCATCCTCTGGTCATCCTCAGCGTCAGGGCTGGGCGGCGGCGGGGTGGTCACTGAGGACGACAAGAAGTTCTACACCAAGACCATCGTCCCGCGCTGCACCTGGATCGCGTCCGTACTGAACGAACAGATATTCGAGCCGATGGGCCTGCGGTGGGCGTTCCGGCCGGAGACGTTGGACGTATTCCAGACCGATGAGAACCAGCGGTCGCAGTCGTTCAAGCTGTACGTGGATGCGGGGCTAAAGCTGTCCGTCGCCGCTGAGATGCTGGGGCTCGAGTTGCCCAAGGGCGTGAGCTTCGATGATCTGGACAAGGCCAAGGAAGAGGCGGCGGCGCGTGCCGTCGAGCAGTTCAGGCAACGACAGGCAGCGAAACCGGAAGAGGAACGCGAACGGCCGACCATGAGCCAGGCGGCCAGAGATGATACGAAACGTTGGCAGAAGGTTGCGATGAGGCTAGTGACCGGGGGCGACGACCCCGGCGCCTACGAGTTCCAGAGCAGCCATATCCCGGAGGACGTGGCGACGCACATCAAGGCCATGCTGGCCGGAGCTCTGACCGAGGAGGAGGTGAAGGCTGCGTTTGCAGCCCCCTTTCCTGGCGAAGAGGTTGAGTATCGGCAATGGACGTGGGACTATCCGTGATGCTATCCTACGTGAGACCATGGGTGGCGAGGTGGACGTCGCCGGTCCTGAGAAGGACTCGCTTGAAGTCCGGATGCAACAGGCGCTTTACCAGTTTTGGCAGGGACAGCGGGAACGAATACGGGCCAGGATTGAGCCCAAGGTTCCCACGAACCGCAAGGCCACGGCGATGGAGAACGCGCTCAATGACGCCTTCTGGTCAGCAGAAGAACGCGAGTTGCTGGCGGTGATGATGCCATATCTGGCTGAGGGCGCAGAAGGTGGCGTTGACATCCACGCCGCTGAGGTCGAGGCTATGGGCGTCGGCGTGGATTGGACGTTGCCCCACACACAGGCCAGCAACTGGGCGACGAAGTACGGGGGCAAGTTGGTGCGAGGTGTGACCAATACGACGCGCAACCGGGTAGGTGCATCGGTGGGCAACTGGATTTCTACACCGGGCGCAACACTGGGCGATCTGACCGCCAGGCTACAGAGAGATCATGCCTTCAGCACATCCAGGGCCAGGATGATTGCCATCACGGAGACCACGGCAGCATACAGTCGGGGCGAGATGGTGGCGGCGCGTGAGGTGGAGAAGGAAGGGCTGTTCGAGTATGACAAAACTTGGAGAACAAACCGGGATGAGGTAGTGTGTGTTCTATGCAGCGAGCTAGAGGATGCAACCGTTCGCGGTGTCAACACCAACTTCCCCCACGGTGAGAAGGGGCCGCCACGCCATCCAGGGGTAGCGTTTGGGCCAGTCTCAGCAGCAGCCAAGTCGTTCTATGTCGGCCCGTGTGTTGAGCTTGCTCTGGAGGATGGGCGCAGCCTCTCCGTCACCGAGAATCACCCGATACTCACGCCCAGGGGCTGGGTCGCTGCGAAGTTGCTGGGTGAGGGCGATGATGTAATCAGTTGCCTTGACGCTGAACGGATAGCATCTAGCATCGAGCCAAATTATGACCACAGCCCAACCGCCATCGAGGAGGTAATTGACGCGCTTATGAAATCGGGCAGCATGTCTACCGGCGGCGTGCCAGTTGCCGCCGAAGATCTCCACGGCGATGGGGGGTTCATTGATGGTAACGTCAATGTTATATATCCCCACGGCTCTTTGTTGGACGACATCAAAGCCCGCTTGGCGAAGTTGGTCAGCGAGTTCCGTTTCAATGGGAACCACGCCCAGGCCGAGACGCTCGACAGTGACGGCGCGTTTGGCGCGTTCGTCCCAGGTGGCGGTACGGCCCCTGGTTGCGTCGTGGGCGGCGGCGGTTTGGTGAGCACGCTGGCCGGTAGTCATTCTGGCCCATTTACAAGTTTCGGACTCGGATTGACCTCGGGGGCTGATGTCGGCGGCCAGGAGCCGCTGGCGGAAAGTCCAGCGATTGACACCAGCCTCGCGGGCGAGTTTGTTCTCAGATTCGCCAGCGATGTAGCGGTTGAGCAGATCGTCGAGGTTCGGAATTTCGATTACTCGGGACATGTCTATGACCTCCAGAATGAATTGTATGGATTATACACCAACAGTGGGATTCTTGTCAAGAACTGCCGGTGCTGGCTTGCGATGGTGCCGGTGTTGGAGGGGGAAGGGGAAGCAGAGCGATTACAGCATCAGGCTACTGCGTCTCAACAGACCAACGCGACTAGAAGCGCACAGGGC